TAATCGTAGCTTAGTTTTTCTAAGTCACTAACCGTTTGACTAGGAAAAGATTTATAAGTACCTGAATAAGCCATATTTACCTTTTAATTATTTGCGACATACCACCAGAGTTGTTATACTTAGCAATATGTATATTTAATTTCTTTCTTTCTTTACTAGCCACAGGTGTGTACAAATGTCTATTACACGCCATCACGGCTAAACCCGAGCTTATAGATGCATCAAACTTGGTTCTTTTATTTATATCGAACTTAGCCCAATCGTTTAACGTATCGTTGAAATAAACATTACCATAGTTTCCATCTTCCATCATCCCAACGTGATCGTTAATATACATCTCAATAGCAGCGGCGTGGGCTTGTTTTATATCCTCACTCGAGTTAGGAATACCTCCCACTTCGCGCTCTGCTACCGATAATTTGTTCCAAACTTTATCTGGTCTGTTCATGCTGAAAGCTCTGTAGCCTCTACGTTTTAAATAGTAGAGCAACCTTGGCTTATTGTTCTCAGCGAGTAATGGCATACCATAAAACACTAAAGACATCAGCACGTCTTCAAAAAATATTTCAGCGGTTTGTGGTCTTGCTAAATACTCTAAAAAAAACGTATTAGCTGGAGCATTTTCCATAGAAAACTTAGTAAGTCCGTGTAACGCACCTTTAGATCCTTTACCATCCACTGTGCCGCTAATATCATAGCTATCACAGCCGAAAGCGCCTACGTGTTCGTTACCTGGATGTTTTACTCCATTTTTTAATATCACTCTATTTTGAAGTTTTCTATCCGGAACCCAACTAATATTAAACCTACCGTTAGGATCTGGATTAAATACTACTTGAGTATCTTTCACGCCATTCACCCACTGGAAGTTTCCAGTCGTAACAGCGGCAGAGTTTCTAATACCTTCGTTATAATCTACTTGCTCGTATATTTTCACAAGATTAAATAGACTATTTTTAGTTTCATCTCTAAACGCATGCTCTTCAGTTCGTGGAAACTGTCTGTAAAATTCATTTAAAGCATCTTGATCGTCTTTAAGACCGTCTGCTTCGTTTTCCCAGTGATCAACTACACCTATCTCTATTAATTCACCGTGAGGTCCATAACACTCTCGTCTTGGGGTATTGAATACGGGTCGTCCAAACTCATCAATAAATCCTTCATAGTTCCATTCCATTGGGATAAACAAAGCATATAAACCAGAACGTGTTTGACCATTTCTATTTCTTTTTGTGACATCGCTGTCGTTATATAATTTTTTAAAGTTTTCACCACCTTTATCAAGCGCATTACTCGTTGAGCCCATCATACACTTACCTATAATTCTACTACCCAACCTCAAACAAGTTTTTGTTACTCTCCAGTTGTTAAGTATATTGTCAGGCTTTTCCCACTTACCACTTTCATCATGTACTAGTAAATCGAGCTTTTCACCATCGTAGCTGTTATCTCCAGTATTTTTCCAGTCAATAGTAGTGTCAAGTCCAACCAACTCCTCTTGCTTCTCCTTTGAAGTAATTTTTCTACGCGTAAGCTTAGTTGCAGGAACCCTATAAGCAAGCTCAGACTTAGGTCTGTCCATACCATCCTGGATGGGTTTGAAGAAGAACGGATAGTTAATAGATATTGGTACCACTTTGTCGGTAAACATTTTTTTAGCATCTGATCCTGTTTTAGATAATATACCAAACCTAGCATCGCTAGATAAGGTTGCTTGATTAACTGTTTCAGCTGAAGACATAAACGAAAAACCTGAACGTCTGTTTTTAAGATAGCACATACCGTAGCATCTCTTGTCTGCTTTGCAAGCTTCCCAGAATATAAAGAACAATCTATTTGCTTCGCGGAAATCTGGAGCACCAACGTCTATCTTGCTCCATTGTAAATACATGTATAAGCTCCCTGTTATATAAGTAGCTTTTCCATCGTTGGTAAACCAAAAACCTTTATCACGGCGTTTAAACTCCTCATCTATATAATCAAACCACTGTTCTTTGCTTTCCTCTGGATAGTCTCTCCAGTCAAATATACTCTTAAGCTTACCTAGCTCTTTTGGATAGTCGAATCTAACCCACTTATTCTTCTCGTGTTTAAAAACTTTTTTAGGTTGTTTAGGTAAAGCTATTTTTAAACCTTGTATTTCGTATATATCACCGATCACACCAGTTCGAGATATAACTACAACATCATGTTCTTTATTATAGCCGTACTCCCACTTCCTAGACTTGTTTAGTCTATTTATGGTAGTAAGCTTTATAGGCTCAATTATTTTATATAGAGTCTGTTCGTACATTAGTGAACGTGTCTTCTGGTATCTGTTAAAACATATCTATCTGTCTCGTCAACAAGTACACCTTGAAAAGATGCTGATATCGAAGAATCAACATTGCTACTTATTTCCGCTGTCATCTGAATATCTGTTTTTTCAGGTAAAGCTAGAGGATATTCAAACTTATATATAAGCGAATCACTTTGAACAGTGTTTATATATACGGTTCTGAAAGCATCACCTTCGCCTTCTGTGAATGATCGAATATTAAACCTAACAGTAGCAAATACATTACCAGTGGATATACCAGCACCAAAGTTTACATCGTCTAAATATAGCGTGTGGTTTCTAGGTACAGTGTATAAGGCTAATAGCGACTGATTGCCACCACCTAAGTTAGCATAAACGTTTCCAGTTGGAACACCAGCGCTAGATCCAGAGTCTGCGGCGTATATAGTTCCTTCAGAGTCATTAGAAGTTCCTGTTGACTCAACTCTAACCCTATGCACTCTTATATAGTCCAACGAAGATTCAACTTGCGCTTGCCCTGCTAAACTTACTATTTCATCTACTTGATCGTAGTTAGCGTCTAAACCTTCTATTTGAACTGTTCTAGCTCCAGTACCAGCAGCAGTATCGTTAGCGTCTGTAGAACTAATATATATTTTCTGCCCGTTTTGATCAGGATAAACGTACGCGCCGCTATGGTACCAAATAAGCTCCTCTGTATTTTTAACCACTGGGTTAAAACCAAACTTATATACAGCTTCATGTTTTGGGTAAAGACCTTTAGAAGTCTCTAATTGATAATTTAATTGATGTGAATTAATGCCCATAGCTCTTTTTATTTTGATCTACCTTCAGCAAATCCTTTAAACACTCTTTCTTTTTTATCTTGTGCAGTCTTACCTTCTAGTATGTTTTCTTCTTCTTGTATTCTGTTTAGTATTTCAAAAGCGTCAAAGATAGCTAGCTTCTTAGTAGCTGCAGCGTTTTTCAATCTATCAGCTGATACATCATCTTCTGTATTAGTGATAATTTTTTCTTCAGCTACTTTTATTAGCTCATCAACAGCTTTACGCCCAGCTTGGATTATAAGCTTCTTCGTTTCTTTGATGTCCATATTTAATTGTAATAAATTTATTATAAACTCTATAAAGTCTTTTACCATCTACAACGAACTCGTACTTTGAAAAAGGAGTGAAGCTTACGACCTCACCGTTATCATAAGTACCGTCATTATAAACTACAACACCTTTAGTTGGATCTTCTTTTTCACCAGTATTTATCTTTTCACTTGACTGCATAGGCTGTACGAAGGTAAATCCATCTACAGCTTTCCAACCACTACCATCGTCATGTAAAAATATTTGATCTGCTGAAACTATGTATTTGTTATCACCAAACCAAGCTTTACTATTTCTCTCTACACCTCTAACATCATACCAACGTCTAAACACGTTGTGGTGAACTATTACTCTGCTTCCTTGCTTGATAGATGTAGAAATATGAATAGGACAGCTACGCACAACAGCTTCACGGTTAACGTACTCATGATTAAATATCTCAGTGTTTAGTATTAGATCTTTATCTCCAACCTTCTTGCTATTGTTGTATCTTTGGCCAACAGGTTCTATAACAAAGTTGTAAGGGCTTTTCATTAGTATTGAAGATTATATTCTACTGAAATAGCCATATTTTTATTGAAGTCTTTCCAAGGTAACACATCATTTCTTTTCTTGATGTATATAGAATACTTTTCTTCTTCTTCAATTATGTTGCAGATTGTATGCCCTCC